AAAGAACGATTTAATTCGTTTGATGAGAAGGCTAATTGGAAGGGTGATATGCACCATGTTGCATCCATTCCTATGGCTTTGTATTATCAAATGAAAGCAGAAGGTAAGCTTGAAGACCAAGCCTACATGAAACGATGGCTCAATGACCCTGATAATCGTGCATTTCGCACAAGACCTGGAGAAGTTTAATGGATAGTAAGACCATTGGAATTTTGGTTCCAACACGGGATTTTGTTAACTCTGGATTTGCTTTTGATTTAGCGAGGCTAGTTGGATTTACTGTAGGTACATCAAATCACAAAGTAGTGATTTACACTAGCTCTGGCACTTTGTTGTCAGCACAACGTCAGGATTTGGCGAGAGATGCGGTAGCTGCAGAATGCACCCATACCCTATGGTTAGATAGCGACATGAGATTCCCCAAGGATTCCATTTTGCGATTGTTAAAGCATGATACTGGTATTGTTTGTGGAAACTATGCCAAGCGTAGATTCCCTACTGAGCCGATTGCGGTAAAGAAAAATACCCCAGATATGGATGCAACATTTGTAAATCGGGTATATACTGAGGACGATTCAACAGGACTTGTTGAAGTAGACTACTGCGGAATGGGTGTAATGCTTGTTAAATCCGAAGTCTATAAATCTATGGAATATCCTTGGTTTGCTATCCCTTGGGTTCCTGCTGCGGAAGACTACATTGGTGAAGATGTATGGTTTTGCCGTAGAGCCGCCCAGAACGGACATAAAACATATATTGACCAAGATCTCTCAAAACAGATCTTCCATATTGGTACATTTGAGTACAAACATGAGCATACACTAGCGTGTAGGGATGTAGAAAATGGCACTTGATACTTTTAGTGGACTGAAGACAACCATTGCTGATTATCTAAATCGGGATGACCTGACTTCAATTATTCCTTCATTTATTACTGTAGCGGAAGCAAAATTTAATCGTAAATTGCGTGTTCGTCAGATGGTAAAGAGGGCTACTGCCACTATTGATACACAATATTTTGCCTTTCCTAGTGATTTTCTACAGGCTAAAGAGTTACAGTTAAATACGAATCCAATCACTTATCTGGACTATGTTACACAAAACCAAGGTGACTACAGTTCTGCAAACGAATACATTACAGTTGGCAAGCCTGTCAAATATACAATTATTGGTACGCAGATTCAGGTAATTCCTACACCAGATACTAGTTATACAGGTGAACTTACATATTATGGTAAGATTCCTGCGTTGAGTGATTCAAACACAAGCAACTGGCTTCTTGCTTATGCCCCAGACTTGTACTTATATGGTGCATTGCTTGAGGCAACTCCATATTTGAAAGATGATGAGCGTCTTGCTACATGGAGTACGTTATACGCAAACTCCTTGGGCGACATAGAAGTTGCAGATCAGAGGGCATCTGTTGCTTCTACTCCAATTGTTCGTGCCCGATCTTTGGGGTAAAAAATGGCTGGATCATTCTCTGATTATTTAGAAGACAAAGTTTTAAAACACGTTTTCACAAATACCGCTTACACATCTCCAACTACTCTTTATGTGGCTTTGTATACTGCCGCCCCAACTGATACGGGTGGTGGTACAGAGATTTCTGGAAGTGGTTATACCCGTAAGACTGTAACTTTTACAGTTAGTGGTACGTCTACTTTGGCGACAAACTCTGCTGCAGTTGAATTTGATGCCGCTACTGCATCTTGGGGAACAATTGTAGCCATTGCAATATTTGATGCTTCAACATCAGGTAATTTCTTAGCCTGGTCTGATTTAACAACAAGCAAGACAATCGGTACTGGCGATATTTTGCGTATTCCTGCTGGTGATCTTGACATTACATTGAGTTAATCATGGCATTAGTACTTGCTGATCGAGTCAAAGAGACTACATCTACCACAGGAACTACAGATTTTGTTCTAAGCGGTGCTGATACTGGTTTCCAGACATTTGCCGCAGGTGTAGGCGCTAACAATACCACCTATTATGCCGTTGCATTGGCTAGTGATTGGGAAATTGGCCTTGGCACTTTATCTTCTGATGGTTTGACATTGGCAAGAACTACTGTTTTGCAGTCTAGCAATTCAGATACAAAGGTTTCTTTTGCCGCAGGTGCTAAGTTTGTTTTTGTTACTTACCCTGCCGATAAATCAGTACTGACTGACGCAACACAAACCCTGACAAACAAGACTTTAAATAGTCCTACGTTTGTTACGCCAGTTCTTGGCACTCCATCTAGCGGAACATTGACAAACACAACTGGTTTGCCATTAACTACTGGTGTTACTGGAACTTTGCCAATTGCTAATGGCGGTACAAATTCAACTGCTACTGCAACTGCAGGTGGTATTGCATATGGCACAGGAACAGCTTATGCGGTTACAACGGCAGGTACATCTGGACAAGTTCTTACATCAGCAGGAGCTTCTGCACCTACTTGGTCAACTCCAGGTACATCATCTGTTGTAACGGCTTCAAATGGTATTTTTGTAAACAGTAAAACTGTTGCTGCAAGCTACACAATAGCTACAGGATTTTCTGGTATGTCGTCAGGACCAATTACAATAGCTTCTGGTCAATCAGTAACAGTTTCTAGCGGCTCACGTTGGGTTGTGGTTTAAGGATTAAACATGGCAAGCGTAGTTATTTCTGGTGATACAAGTGGTAGTGTGACGCTACAAGCACCTGCTGTTTCTGGTTCAACAACATTAACATTACCAGCAACAACGGCAACATTAGCTACGCTCACTACGCCTTCTTTTGCTACAACGATTGGTGTTGGAGGCGCTACTGCGTCTGCTTCAGGATCTGGAATTTCATTCCCCGCAACTCAATCAGCATCATCAGACGCTAATACTTTGGATGACTATGAAGAAGGTACTTGGACACCTGCTGGAAATGGTGTTACTTACACATCTCCTGTTGGGAACTATACAAAAATAGGAGATTTTGTTTTTTGTACTTATGAATTTTCATTTCCTAGCACCGCCTCAACAAGTGCTGCAGAAATTCAAGGCTTGCCATTTGCAATTAGTGGTAGCAATGGGGCAAGAGGTTCTGGCTCTGTAACTAATACAACTTCTGGTGTTAATCCAGTAATGATGGCTTTTACTGGGTCAAAAACAATCTTTAGAGATGCAAGTAACAACAACCTACTGAATGTGGCATTTTCAACAGCATATTTAACTGGAATGATAGTTTACAGAACTTAATTAACTAGCATGGATTTGCTAGTCGGACACTAACCAAAGGAAATCAAAATGTCTTTAACCAAAACAACAACTGTTGACCAAATTACTGTTCAAGAGAACGGCATTGTTCTATATCGTGAAGCAACTCGAATCATGGAAGATGGCAATCAAATCAGCCAGACTTACCATCGTTCAAGCCTCATACCCGCACAAGACTTGACGAGTGTTCCCGCTAATGTTGTTGCAATTTGCAATACGGCTTGGACTGCGGAAGTTATTGCGGCCTATCAAGCACAAGTAGCTGCACAACAGGATAGATAACATGGCAAGCACAATAAATGCCTCTACATCAGCAGGATTAGTCAGTACTGCTGACACATCTGGTGTATTGCAATTGCAAACGGCAGGGACTACTGCTGTTACTGTGGATGCTTCACAGAATGTAGGTATCGGCTTAACATCGCCTGGAACAAAACTTGATGTAGCTGGCGCAGTTCGTTCTTATGTTGCTAGTGGAACTCCTATATTTTATTTAAGCAATGGCGTAACTCAGCACAGCATTCAAAACACAAGTGGCGCATTAACTTTTTTTAATGATGGCACAGAACGAGCCAGAATTGACTCGTCAGGCAATTTGGGTGTGGGGACAACTTCGCCTAGTGCAAAACTTCATGTTGAAGGGTCAATGGTAGGAGGAACTCAACGATTCCAAGCACTTTCCAAAACAGTATCTGTTGGAAGTAGCGTAAATTTTGACATTTCAGCTGGTTCAGCAGCAACGGGTTTTGTAAGGGTCAGAATTTCTGTTGGTTATGCGG